GGCTTTTTTACACAAAGACAGTTTAAACAAAAGGGGTTAAAATTTGAGCAAGAGCAACTATGATCATGTTATACGCAATATTAATGATCTGATCCCATACGTTAACAACAGCCGAACTCACTCAGAAGAGCAAGTTTTACAGCTTGCAAGCAGTATTAAGGAGTTCGGATTTACCAACCCTGTTTTAATAGATGAGCAAGGCGGCGTTATAGCTGGTCATGGCAGAATATTAGCGGCTAGAAAATTAAATATTGAACAAATCCCCTGCATAGTTCTAACGGGCCTCACTAATGCACAAAAAAAAGCGTATGTTATCGCAGATAACCAGTTGGCGCTAAATTCAGGATGGGATTTAGGCTTGCTAAAAGTTGAGTTTGAGTCATTAAATGAGATGGGGTTCAACCTAAATGATTTAGGGTTTAATGATGATTTTATCTCAGGGATATTTTCAGCTGATGAATTTATTGAAAATGAAAATGGAAATGAAAGCTTTGATGAGGTTTCAGAAGAAAAGCTTAAACATAAGTGCCCAAGGTGCAGCTATGAGTTCGATTAATTTTATATCACCAACAGTTAAAGAAATAAAAGACAAATTATCAAAAAGCGGAGGTTTGTTTAATGTAGTTTCTTTTTTTGCTGGTGGCGGCGGTAGCTCAACCGGATATAGAATTGCAGGTGGGAATATTCTGCTTGTTAATGAATTTATTGATGAGGCTGTTGCTACTTATAAAGCTAACTGGCCTGATACACAAATAATAAATAGAGATATAAGAGATATAAAATCATCTGAGGTTTTAAACAGAATTAATATGAAAGAGGGTGAAGTTGATATAATAGATGGATCGCCACCATGTTCAGCATTTTCAACCTCAGGCTCTAGAGAAAAAGGCTGGGGCAAGAGGAAAAAATATTCTGATAAATCACAAGAAAATATACAGGATTTATTTTTTGATTATATTAGAATGGTAAATGAGATTAAGCCTAAAGTATTTATAGCTGAGAATGTGAAAGGATTAGCTATTGGAAATGCGAAGGGATACTTAAATATAATATTAAGAGAATTAAAGAGCTGCGGATATAATGTCGAGGCTAGGATTATAGATGCGTCTAGACTTGATGTTCCTCAGACTAGGAATAGACTTATTATTATAGGTATAAGAAATGATCTATATAAAAATAAGTATAAGGGTCGATTCCATCCAGAAAAAAAACCATATATAATCCCTGTTATTAAATGTTTTTCTGGGCTAGAATTTACTGAAAAAGATAGGATTGATACTGACATATCTGAATATAAAGTGTACGAAAAATTAGTTAATCTAAAGTCTGGGTGCGCCGATATTAAACGCTTTAATTTAGTTAAAGCTGATCCGCTAAAGCCGTGTCCTTGTATAACTGCTACAAGCGGCTGTAATAGTGCTGCTGCTGCTAGGCATTGGGATAATAGATCGTTTACAGTATCGGAAGTGAAAAGAATAATGACATTGCCAGATGATTATATATTAACAGGTTCTTTTAAACAGAAAATAGAGAGAATGGGCAGAATGGTGCCGCCGTTGATGATGAAAAATATAGCTGAGAATATTTTTAAATTAGGGGTTTTAAATGGAGATTCCTGAAAGCTGGACGTTTAAATCTAAAGACATAGCTAATGATTTTGATAAACACGTTGTAGAGCAGCTTCCGTGGTATCCTTTAGTTTCTGATATGGTTCGGCATATTGCAACATGCTATTTACAGGATAATAATGTGCTTTTCGACGTTGGTTGTTCATTAGGAGAGGTCACACATAGATTAAAGGATGTGATAATTGCTAGGAATATAACTTGCTATTCAATAGACCCATCATCAGAAATGATTAAAAGATTCTATGGCATTGGTGAGGTAATAAACTCAAGGATAGAGGACTTAGAAAATATACCTAATTATAATGTTTGCGTCTGTATGTTATCAATAATGTTCACAGATATATGCAAGCGCTCAATTATTATTAGAATGCTTATAGATAAATGTATTATAGGTGGTTGTATTATTGTAGTAGACAAAATAGAGCAGTGTAGCGGATATTTGGGTACGTGCATTAGTAGAATGTCAATTAATGCAAAATTGAAATCAGGAGTAAACCCAGACGATATCTTAAAAAAAGAGCTATCTTTGTGCGGGGTTCAGCGCCCGACAAATGAATCTATATATATAGGCGAGGGATTTAAAAAGTGGTTCCAGCTTGGTGATTTTGTTGGGTATGTTTACGAAAAAATATAGTTAATATTATCAAATAGGAGCAATAAGTATGACAGGAAAACCACTACCAACTAATTTGAAAATACTGCGCGGAACTAACGTAAAGCACCGCCAAAATAAAAACGAGCCTCAACCTAACACTGATAAGGTAGAGATGCCAAAAGACCTATCGCCAGCAGCCAAAACGGTTTGGGGCCAAGTAGCTGATCAATTGAAAGAGTGCGGTATCTTAACCAATATTGATACGCCAGCGCTTTCTTTATATTGTGAGGCTTTCGCAAAATGGAAAGAGGCAAACGAAATGCTGGTAAAGAATGGGCCGCTATATAAAACCAAAAATGGCCATGTACAGCCAAGCCCTTTTATATCAATTGCGGGGCGCTACTTTGATCAATGCAAGGCTATGATGAGCGAATTTGGTATGACACCTAGCAGTCGTTCAAAAGTTGTTGCATCAGGTTCAAAGAAAAAAAAGGATGCTGACCCGTGGGATAAAATATAGGTGAAAGACTATATTCAGATTGCGCTAGATTATGCTAGAGATGTTATCAATGGTGTTGTGCCTGCTTGCAAATATGTAAAGCAGGCTTGTCAGCGCCAAATAGATGACCTGCAAAATTATGATCTACCTTATCAATTTGATGCGGATAGAGCGGAGCATATTTGTATTTTTGTCGAGCTGCTAACGCACATCAAGGGAGAATGGCGAGGGAAAAATATAGAGCTAGTACCTTCTCAGATATTTATACTAACAACCGTGTTTGGCTGGGTTGATAGTGATGGCTATAGGCGATTCAAAACAGCATATATTGAGTGGCCAAGGAAAAATGCAAAATCAACGTTATCTAGTGCGGTAGCTCTTTATTGCATGTTAGCAGATGGTGAAGGCGCGCCGGAGGTTTACAGCGCAGCTACAACACGCGATCAAGCAAGGATAGTCTTTAATGATGCTGCTGAAATGATAAAGCAGAATCAGGGGATTAGGGATAGGTTCGGTGTTAGAGTTGCGGGAAAAACGCTAAATAGAAATATTCACTGTGAGAGAAACGGCGCTAAATTTGAACCTCTTTCAAGAGATCAGGGCGGCAACTTGGATGGTTTAAATGTCCATTGCGGCATTATTGATGAGCTGCACGCACACAAAACACGCGAGGTTTTCGATGTTATCGAGACAGCAACAGGAGCTAGGCGGCAACCTCTTTTATGGTTAATAACAACAGCAGGCTTTAACAGAGCTGGTATTTGTTACGAGCAGCGAGCCTATGTTATTAAGTTGTTGAATGGATCGCATATTGATAATGAATATTTTGGGATAATTTATACCATAGATGATAAAGATGACTGGGCTGATCCTAAAAGCTGGGAGAAGGCGAACCCACTTTGGGGGGTGTCAGTCAATCCACAGGATATAGAGCGTAAAGCTAGAAAAGCAATTGAGACTCCATCGGCTACTAACAATTTTCTAACTAAGCACCTTAATGTTTGGGTTAATGCCGATGTTGCGTGGATGGACATGCGAAAATGGAAGGCTTGCTCTGATGATACAATGGTTATTGATGATTACCTTGAATGGGATTGCTGGCTAGGGCTGGACTTAGCTAGTAAAATAGATATAGCGGCCAAAATATATATATTCAGGCGTGATGAAGATTATAGGCTTTTTGGTAGGTTTTGGTTGCCGGAAGAAACAATACAAAGCAGTGATAATAGTCAATATTCAGGTTGGGAACGTGAAGGGTATCTATTGGCAACTAACGGCGCTACAATTGACTATAACGAGATTCAGCAGTCTATTATTGATGATTTCAGGAATTATAATGTTAATGAGTGTTGCTTCGACCCATTCCAAGCAACGCAGATGAGCAATAACTTAATAGATGAGGGGCTAACAATGGTAGAGGTTAGACCAACGATTCTGAATTTCAGCGAGCCAATGAAAACGCTTGAAGAGCTTATCATTAACGGCAAACTTAAACATGATGGTAATCCGGTGATGGAATGGATGATTTCTAATGTTGTCTGCCATCGAGATCAAAAAGATAATATCTACCCTAGAAAAGAGTTCCCGCAGAATAAAATTGATGGGCCGGTTGCCGCAATAATGGCACTTAGCCGAGCGATGGTTTTTGAGGGTGGATATGATAGCATTTATAACTATGGTGAGCTATGATAGCTGAGATAATTTTAATTTTATCTGTTATACTCTTGACAGCAGGGG